GGCCGACAAGTATGCTCCACCAATCCGCACAATGCCGCTGCCTTCCCCTGTCAGGGTTACCAAGTCACGGCTCATGGACGACTACGGCGGACGGGCCAAAGAAATATGGGACGGTGGTCCACGCCACGACCAGGATCGTTCCTCGATGCTGGTTGCCTTTGCGGGGTCGCTGCTGCGTCAACAGTTCTCCACTACCGACGTGGAGATGATGGTGGCCGAGTGTGACCTGCGGTGGGGGGCCAAGTACACGAAGCGTCCCGATGGGGCGCAGCGGGTACGGGAGCTGGTTGCTTCGGCTGCGGCGTCGTCTGCTCAACGGTCGCTGCTGGGCGACCAGGAACCATTCTAATGACCGACACTCCTGATGACCGAAGTATGACTTTCGCGTATGCTGACCCTCCCTATTTCGGTATGGGTAAAAAGATGTATGGAGACAAACACCCAGAGGCCCACATTTGGGACACCCGTGAAGCCCATGTTGACCTATTGGAGAAACTTGCCCGCGAATACCCTGACGGGTGGGCCTACTGCACCAACCCGAAAGAACTTCATTGGCAGCTGCCCCACTGTCCCGAGGGGACACGGATTGCGGCATGGGTCAAGACCTGGCACCAGATTCGTCCCACGACCACACAGTTCGCATGGGAGGCCGTGCTCTGGTGTTCACAACGCAAAGATCCTAAACGCCCGATGGTTAGAGATTGGGTGTCTGGTGTAACCGCCCGCCAGCGTGGATTACAAGGGGCGAAACCTTCCTATTTCAACAGGTGGATTCTGGATCTGTTGGCGTACCGAGAGGGTGACGTGGTGGTGGATTTGTTCCCTGGGACCGACGGCATGGCGGACACCCTTTCGCAAGCAACCCTTCCCTTCCATGCCGTCTGACCAGGGAACGTTCTAATGACGGACAGTTACAGGTTCACAATCCCACTGAAGCCACGCCCCAAACCCAGACCCCGCCTCACTAAACGCGGCTACGCCTACACCCCAAAGAACTACGCCGAATACGAAAAAGAAATCGCCACCTACTATAAAGGCCCCAAGTTTGACGGCCCCGTATCAGTAAGTATCACGTTGCGGCCAAAAAGAATGACCGTATACATCACACCACTTGACGAACCCGCATCAACAATACGAGGTGACGCCGACAACATTTGCAAAGGAATCCTTGATTCCCTGAACACCATCGCCTATGACGATGACAAACAAGTTCAGAAGCTTTCCGTCCGCAAAAAATAGGGGGGCGCCTTGAAAGGGGCGCCATGACACAGTTCCATCAGACATCGTGGGCGCAACGATTCACCCAAATGGGTGACCAAGCCGAAGCAGTCTACGAAGAAGTGTACGGGGAAGAATCCGAACGATTCGGATTCAACCGCCCCTGTTTTCCAATCATCAACCTGCCATCAGCGTTGCGGTACGCACCTGATTACATCCACGGCCAAGCACCCGCAAGGTTCGTGGAAGTCCAGGGGTTCTCCAAATCTTTGAAAATCAAAGTCGAAAAACTTGTGGGTTTAGGGTATTGGCAAACCCTGTTACCTGTCGATTTCTTTTTCTATTCGTCTGACCGCGACGACCATTGCGAGATTTCTTTACAAGGCTTCCTGAAGCTGGCGGGGGAACACGCCACCAAGGGGACATACGAGGACGGCCAGAAGCCGTACCTGCGTTTGACCCCAGGTGTTCTCCCGTGGGCGTCAGATAGTGCCGCCTGATCGTAATGCCGACTCACACAACCCTGCCGACTTCCAATGGCTGTCCAACAAAAGTCGTTACCCGCAACCCACCGACGAATACGAAGCACTCATGGCTGCACCATTCGGTGTCGAACCTGAAGTGTCGCTCGCTGAAGCGCACGAACTACGTGAAGTGCTGGCTGACGCCATCGACAAGCTGCCATCGGGGGAACGATGGCTGTTTGAAGCCCTGTTCATTGCGCGACTGTCGTTACGGTTCTGTGCAAGAGTGTTGGACATCCCGAAGACAACGCTGGCACGACGACGCGACGCCCTGCTGGTCTATCTGCGGGCCGATCTGGAAAACAGTCCGCTGATACAGGAAAGGTTGAGAAAGTGACAGTCCCGCTGGGAGACTTGGAGTATTGGGAAGACGGCGCCCACTGGGCGTTGATGTCCCTGCACGGCCTGGGGGTTATCACCGCCCCCTTGGAGACACTCATTGAAGAACAACGGGTTCATTTCCCTGAACCACCCGATCACGAATGGTACGCAGACATTTACGCCGCCACCCAGGATCGTGCCCTGCCTCGCATCACCAACGACGACCTGCTGCAACTGTTGACGTTGAAGCAGTCATGGTACGGGCCGCACAACATTCTGTCGTTCGGTGCCGCAGGAATCGTCGTCCGCATCTCCGACAAGATTGAACGCCTGAAAAACCTGGAACGGTTACACGTCGATCCTGAGGAAGAAACGCTGCGCGACACCCTGATGGATCTGTGCGGCTACTGCGTCCTCGGGGTGATGGTCGAACACAACCTCATGGAGTTACCGCTGGTCAGCTAAGAGGGTTCTCTGCTGCCGCAGTCAGCATCGTCATCACGTTGCCGATCCAACCCATGATCCACTCGGCGGCAAACTCGTTGTGTTCCTCATGGGCTTCTTCCCACGCAGACAACACTTTCACCAACTCATCCAACTGGAACGTCAACAGCAACCCCAGGTTGCTGCCATCCACCCATTTGGCGTGCGTGCCGTCGGCGTACTCAAACTGGCCGCTGGATTTACGAAGCTCGGTAGCGACCCATGCCTCTACCTCGTCGCCCTGGGCGTCAATGAACTGCGCCCACAGCTTCTCGACATCCAGCGGCACAACCTACGAGCCGACCCTTGCAACAGCGTACGTTTTCACGACGCTCAAAGCGGCGGCGATACCTGCGATTATTGCAACCTTGGTGGTTGCCAGATCGGCAATAACGAAAACACTTAGAAATCCCTGGATGAAAGTCCATCCAGCGCGTGAAATCATGTCGTTCATTGTCTATTCCCCTTCCCTGCTTTTTGCAGGGCGATAGCGACAGCCTGCTTACGAGGCTTCCCCTCTGCGATCAGTGTTGAAACATTCGCGGCGATAGCCGCTGACGACGACCCACCCTTCAAGGGCACGTCAATCGTTTTCGTCAAACTTGGCGCGCATCCCGTTACCCATCCGTGCGATGGCGCCTTCGGTCAGTGTGCCCAGGTTCGCGGTTGGGCGCTTCACTGTGTCAACAAGGACACGGCCAGCCTCAACCAGCTTCGGAGTGGAACCATCCTTGTGCATGACCCCTACTTCCCGAACGGGCGCCCACCCGAGTTGGCGTTGCCCAGTTTCGTGGAACGCAGATAGGCCGCGTTGCGCTTCGCACGCCGCGAGTCATCCCACTGATTCTCACCACTGGTCGAGTTGAAAAGCTGATCGTCCTGAGAACCGAAAGTGTCCTCAAACGACGTACCGATATTCTTACCGCGAGCCATGTGCATGACCTCCTAATAGCAAGATCCGCTGTCCCACCCGTATGTTTCTAGGCAGGAAACAACGCATCCCATGTTGCGATGCCGACAATGCCGTTGCGGGGCAGAAACTGGGTGGCTTGGAACGACAACACGGCACGTTTCGTTCGCCTGCCGTACTTGCCGTCCACTTTCCCTGCCTGGAATCCGTTGACATTCAAAGCGTTTTGCACAGCCATGACCGCGTACTGGTTGTTTCTACGCCACCGCCTCAACGGTGACGCCCTCACAGCGGCTCTCAGCCCTTGCAGGAACTTTATTAGTGCATCCCACTCATCAACCGTTGTGGGGCGCTTAGAAGCCTCCGAAACACCCTTAGACAGCAACGCTGACGCCTCGTCCTGCACCCAGTCACGCAGCTCCGAGCCAGGACAATCAGTGGCTTTGAAATCTGAATGAACTTTGATCCACAAATCCCGCCCATACTTGGCACGAACCGCATCAAACACCGTCACCAACGCAGCTTTCGCACCCTGCGGCAACTGATGATTGCTGTCACCCAAATAGGCGACAGCGACCGACTTGTCATTCCAGTTTTTTGTTGCACCACCCTGGTTCCAGCCACGCCCCTCCCAGATGCGACCATCGCCCGACACCAACCAGTTGTAAGCCAACCCTCCCGACCAGCCCCGCGTGTACTTGTGGTAACGGTCATGGGCACCAATCATCCGCTCAGGTTCAATCGCACTTCCTGTCGTGTGATGCACAACAATGCCCTTGACCTTGGCGTCTTTCAGTGGACGCAACTGGGAGCGGGGCACAATGGCATCCCACGTTTCACGGGTCACAAACCTCACGCTAAACCTCACGCGATTCGATGTCAGCCATATCCTCAATATCTTTAGCTACCTGACGCTGCAACCTGTACCACTGGTTCAGCTTCTCCTGCGGATCATTGACGCGCAGACCAGTACCCGTCATCGTGGAAATCCAGGTGGACAACAACCTGCGCTGCTTTGATTCCTCATTCGGAAACAACCTACGCAACCGTCCAAACAGTGGCGTGAACTGATCCATGATGTAAATGTCGCGGTCCCGCATCTTCCACTCGCCAGCCTTATTCTTCTTCGCCTTACCCAACGAACCCAGCAGCGGCATCAAACCAGGGATCATCTTGTAACTAGCTGGCGCCTGCTGATACCTGCCGCTAAACGGGATATCAGCAAACACCCGCTTACCTGACCAAATCTCGACAGGCAGCTTGACAAACGGAATCATGCCCTCAGCGACCGTCCGCATAGGCGACGTGGGTTCCTTCAAATAGCGGGCCAGATCCTTGAACGGCAAATCAGGCAACGTATACACCCGTGACCCCTGAAACTTGAATGGCAAACGGATACCCAACGACTCACCGAAATAGTCAGGCACCAACCCCTCCTCCTCAGAGGTCAACTCCATCTCGCCTTTCAACTGCTGCAACCTGCCCCATGCTTTCGGGTTCTTCCCAATCGACTCAATCAGGACAGGCAGCACCGACTTCTGCCACTTCATAAACGGGATAACCAGCTTGATGCGGGTTTCCGCGTTCGTCAACTCCGTATAGTCGAAATGGAACTTGCGGACCAGATCCCACGCCTCATCAATCGACTTGCCCTTGTTTGCCAAAGCATCAAACGCCAACGCGCCACGCAACACGAACTCCATTTTCTCGTTCGCATGACGGACACCACGGGCAGGACGGAACTGCACCGAGAACGGCGACCAGGTACCACCCTGACCCAACTCGGCGGACGCATCAGCAACCTCCGACCATGCCTGACCACCCCTGGCAATACCCGAATCGGCTATCTCATGGAACACCGACCATTCGCGGGCCGACACGCGACGCCCCACCCCGAACACGTTGTCCAACATTGTTGACTTGCCAGCGTCACGCAGCAGGCGGGCACCCGCCACCATGTCACCGTTGCCTGCACGATTCGCCATGACAGCCATCGCAGCAACCTTGGAGTGCATCCCCATCTCCACGCCAGCGAGCTGAGTGTTGATCCACACACCACCCTGGCCATTCCGCAAAACGAACCCTGGGGTCATAACCGCTTGCGACTTCCACCAGTTTACGAACTGGCCGTACTTTGTCAGGAACTCACCCATCTGCTTGGGGTCGTTGACTTTCGCAGCGGCCTGCAAAGCGTTCTGGAACAACTCGCCCATCTCGCCAGCGTTGACCGCCGAATACCCTTGGAACCATGAACCTGACAGTTGGTTGGACAGCCCTTCGTTGTATGCCTCTTGGAACCCCAGCAGGTTTCGTTTGTCGTTCAGCATTTTGACGGCATCCAACTGTGAGTCGGCAGCCGAAATGTTGAGTCCCAGACGCTGAGATTTGCGGGCATTGGCAACATCAAGTTGAAGGCTGGCGGTCACATCCCTGATGCGCTGCAAGAACTCCTGCTGCCGTGTCCATGCCTGAACATTCGTTGCCACGTCAGCGGCAGCAACCTGGGCTTCGCGTGCCAAACCAGCCTGTAGGTCTGCGAGCTGTTGCTGCTGCACACCGATGCTGTCGCGGACCACCAACAACTGTTCGTTGGCGATACCGACCTGTTCTTCCAGTGTGCGGCCCGCAGGGATCGCCCCGATACCCGAGTCGATTTCGTCAATGACCTGGGCGGCTTCAGCGGTGACCCGTGCCGCAGCACGCTCAACGAACGCTGCGTCTGCTTCGTGCGTGATGATGGACGCACCTAGGGCGTTGTCGATTTCGTCGGCTTCGGTGTAAATCTGTTCCCATTCGGCAACAGATTTCATTGCCTTTGACATGGGTGCCGCAGCAGGAGTCGGGGTCGGTACGGCCCCAGGGGTCGGTGGGGCAGCCTCGTCGGCGTATCGCCAACCCCGCAGCCGCCACTGTTCACGGAGAGACTCCATCGACACCTGACCCTCAGGTACATCAAACGCCGAAACCCTGTTCTCATAACGGGGGCCGCTGTAGACCCCTGGCTGCGCGTCCATTGGCTTTACCCGTGCCAGATCGCCCACGTCATAACCTTGCGTTCCCTCGGGGATCTTCACCAGCACATGACCCGTTTCAGGATTCCACGCGAACACTTCGCCGCGCTTATCCCCCCACGACATGACCTCCACGCTGGACGGGAACTCCGCCACAGCCGCCCCAGGGGACGGTGGCACCTCACGCACACCCTCCAACGTATCCTTCAACCGTTGCGCCGCAACCACTGTCTCATCATCCAAAGCACCCGCCGCAGCACCCGCATTGAACGCAGACAACGCATCCTCAATCTGAGCGATACCCGAATCCAACGCCGCGAACATTTCAGGATCCGCAGGACGACCAGCAGCCTCCAACGAAGCCCGCATCCCGTCACGCAACCGCTTCAACTTTTCTAAACGGAAACCAATCTCGTTCGCCTGCTCCGCATACGCCGCCAACTTGGCTTCATAACCCGACACGGTTGCGCCACGCAACGAACCACCAAACTCGGAACTCCTGATGTCGCGCGCAAACCCGTTACCCAGCTCAACCAACTCCTGGGTGATCTCACCCAACTCCATTTCATAGATTTCAATAGCGTCACCGATACGGTTCGCGTCCGCCTGCTGCGCCCTGCTGCCACCCCGAGTGGCGTTGTAACGGCGACGATTAGCGATCCGAGCTGCCTTACCCGCCTTATTGCGGGCACTACGGGTCTTCCTCTGCAACTTGACCGACGACGACAAACGATCCGCCAACTCGGTGCGAATCCCGCCCTCCACATCCGTCTTGATAACAATCCCGTAATCTTCCAACTCGGCCAGCAACCGACCAACCCGAGCCTGCTTAGACATCTGGTTGATGTACCGCCGAACAACCGTCACAAAACTGTTATCAAACAACTCTGTGTACTCGTCACCCATCAGCATGTCGCCAATAGCGTTCATTTGATCCCGCACCGACAGCTTTGACGCATCCTCCAACGGCTGACCCATGAACGTCTTGGAATACAGCTTCGCGGCACCCTCACGACCCAACTGCGCCTCATACACCGCATACTGCGAAGGCGTCACATACCCGCGACGCTCCATCGCATTACCCAACGCCGCCCCAGGTGTCCACTCCATCATCGTGCCCGTGTTCAACAGGGCGGCACCCTCCTGGGACAGATACCGTGCCGCATACAAGTCACCGATCATCGGAGCGATCTTCTCGCCACCAACAACCTCATTGAACGAAAGACGCGCATCGTTCCAGAAATCCAGCAACCCCTGATGAAACTCCTGCCCAGCGTTCACAATCGAAGGCGGCATCTCAGGGCTACCCCACGGCCTGTCAGAAGCCCGCAACAAATCATCCTCATTGACACCCAGACGCTTTGCCTCCTCCAAAATCTGTTTCGCATCCTGCGTCAACCGTGTATCCATCGTACGGCCAGCAATCTCAGCGACATTCGCAGACTTCTCAATGTAAATACCTGCCATCACCACATCAGGATCATCAGACATCTTCATCTTGCGAATCGGCTGCCGATAGTTCAACGCCTCATCCACCGAACTCACAATGTTGCGTTGCGTCGCATAACGAAACGCCCGACCAGGAGCCGCAGCGACAGCACCCACCAGTGGCGTAGACCACGGCAAACGGATACGAGACTCGACAGGCATCCTCGCCGCCATCGAAGCGGCACGCTGAATCAACGCACGGTTCGCCTCAGGAACCGACGCCAAGATCGCATCAATAGAATCGTCGCCTCGACGCATCGCCCTCATCGCGTTGACAATCAGCCCCTCATTGTCCGCCAGGAACCTTTCAGGAGCTTCCAGCAACGGTTCCGACAACTGACGGACACGACGAGGATCCCACTTGGCGCGGGCAGCACCCCCCGTCAACACATCCAACGGGCGCTCAATGATTTGACGACCCAAACGGCCCGTCCCAGGCACCGTCAACCGTGCCCCAGAAGAAATACCAATATCGTCCAAAGCCTTGCCAGCCGACAGCACACTACGGCTCTTAGCGACCCGACCAGCAGCATCAATCATGCGCTTCGCTTTGACGGTATCCCCCGCCTTTTTAGCGGCGTTGCCGCCAACCATCAACGCCTCAACAACCTTGTCGGCCCTCGCCAACCGAGCCACCACACCCGCACCCGCCAAATACGTCAACGGATCCGTAGCAATATCCAACCCCAAACCCGCAATGAAATCCAGCGGCCCAGGAAGATCCACCCCAGAATCACGCAACACCTCACCAAACAGGTGATTGTCTGATGTTTGCTGCCACCAATCCCGAGGTGAGAACCCTTCACCCTGGAACACATCCACGATCTCCTGAGCGGTGGACGCAATCGCCGCACGCGGTGTGTCAATAATGTCGATGATGTCACCGAGCGGACCCAGGAAGTTGATGTCTCCGCTGGGTTCCTTCGGCTCAAACTGTGGGGTCAGAACCTGAGCTGACCGCGCTACAGGACTGGCAGACCCACCCGAGATCGCATCAAGGATCTGTTGACGGGTCGCCACATCAAGATCCAGCCTGAATGAAAGGCGATCCCGCAAGATCAACTATCTGTTTGATCTCATCCAAAGTCATTACGACACCAGGGCCAAGACCCCACTGGGCAAGATCAGGGAACTGGGCAGCCAAACCGCCCGTATCCATCTGGGTTTCAGGATCATTCTCGCGCAGCATCGCACCCAAGATCGTGTCCAACACGCCAGCCTGATCGGCAGACTGAACAAACCCAGGAATCGGCGCGCCACCCATCGCCCCGAAGAACTGCTCCATCGGCGCATACGCCGCAGCCGCCTGTGCGCCCTGAACCTGAGCTGACAAAGCCGCCTCCGCAATCGACTGCAACTGCGCCATCTCATCCTCATCAATCTTGGATCGTGCAGCCCACAACGCATCAGACAAATCCAAACCAGCCTGATCGTAAGTGGACGCCATCCCAGACCGTCGGCCACGCGCATCCATCGCCGCAGCATTAGTCAAATACTCCAACAAGTTTTGCTGCGAAGCATCCTGAGAAGCCAACAACGCCGACTCGGTATTACCACCCACAGCGGGATACAACGACCCCAAATAGTCTGCGCCAGTACCCGCCAGCAACTCCTGTGCGTTAGCGGCAGCATCCGTGTACTGCTGGAACGTGTCCGCTCCACGGGTCGCAACCTTGTCCTTCATTACCTGTTCCATGTCCAGGCGTTGCTGGTTGAAAACCTCAAACTGTGCGAACGCATCCGCCTCGTTTTGCCGCAACCGTTCATACCGTGCAGCCTCACCAGCCGCTAAACCCTCACGCTTCCTGGTGGCAGCACTCGCTACGTTTCCTTCTTTCATCGCAACAAGCTGTGCGACAAGATCCGCAACCGATGGGCCAGCAGCAGGAACAGGCATCGCTTCAGGAACAGCGTTAGCGCGTGCCTCAACCTCGGCCATAGTTTCATTACCGAACCCTGGGCCACTGGTGAACACGTCAGCCATCATCTGTTCTTCGGGCGTGAACGGCACCCAGGTTTGGGTTGCTTCGTCCCAGGTCGTGTCCTGTGCCATCAGGTCACGCCAATCCTGATCCGCTGTTGGTGCTTCAGCGAGAAGATTCTGGTCAAACCAGTCCATTCCACCAACAGGGTTCTCGATCCACGGATCAGCACCCGCAAGCCAAGGCGGCAGATTTATACCAGCGTTGACCAGATCAACCAGCGCACCCCCCGTGTATTTACCCACGGTGCCGAGAATGTCGCCCGACTGATCCAAAGGGGAGTCCTGCGGGAAACGACCCGTTATCGCATCCCAAACTTTGCCACCCGTGTTGCCCCAAGCGCCAGCCCCCTGCTCCGCAGCACCAACAATCAGACTATCCAGCCAGCTGTCGTCAGGGTCACGGTAAAACTCCTCAGCCATCAGTTACTCCTAGCGGGGAGGGCCATAAGCAGGCCCAGCAGAACCAGCCACAGGACTGTTCAGGTTCGTCATTCGCTCAATCAAAGCTTTCGCCCTGTTTTGCAAATCCGCCTCGCCCGTCACGTTGTAAGCATCCTGGGTGCCGTATGCCCCCAAATCCAGGCCGTACAAGTTTTCGCCCAGTGTTGACAAGTAACGCGGCAACGCCCCATAGTCGTCGCCGTAATAGTCGGCAAACAACTCTGTGCCGCCACGATCAAACAGCCCACTGTCCAACATGCCGCGACGGTTGTAAGTCCCAGGCAACGCCCGCAAACCCTCCTTGTATGACTTTTCAAGATCAGTCATGTAACGGGCACCCGCACGCCCATACTTTTCTTCCAGAAACTGGTATCTAGCCATTTTGCGTTGCAGATCACCAAACCCGTCACCAAACGGGCTGACAGTCCCCTCGTTGGGTCGAACAATAGGGGCAGGTGCACCACCGCCACCAGCACCGTCGCCACCAAAGCCACCACCACCGCTGCCGCCAGCACCAGTACCAGGCAGATTTGCTCGAACATTCCCAGGTTCAACAAACTTCTTGTCGGCAGGAGCTGTACTGAACCCGCCACCAGCACCACCGACCGTACCCGTACCAGGCAAATGCGCCCTGACATTCCCAGGTTCAACAAACTTCTTGTCAGCAGGATCATCCACCAACCCTGGAACACGCGTACCAAACATGCCAGCCGCAGGATGCGTAGCCGCCCCAGACGTAGCCGCCAACATCAACTCCTGCTGAGTGGGGGCATACGGCGTCGGAGCAGGCTGCTGAATAGCCTGAGCCGCAGGAGCCGTTTGAGCGCCCGACGTAGCCGCCTGCATCAACTCCTGAGGTGAGAACTCTGTACGGGCGTAAGAACCTGCACCAGCCCGCTGAGCCTGATTTATCATGTTCCGATCAGCAGTACCGTACGGTGACGGCTGCTGAATGGCTTGTGCCGCAGGGTGAGTGGACGCACCCGACGTGGCTGCCCTCATCAACTCCTGCTGCGAAGGCTGCGCGACCCTGTTCGCTGCTGGAGCAGTCGCCGCCCCCGAAGTAGCGGCTTTCAGAATGTCACTCATGTTGTAACTCGGAGCCGAAGCGGCACCGACCCCTTGACCAAACCCGCCCGTAGAAACAGCGCCACGACCAGACGGTGGCCCCGTGCGGACACTTGAAGAAGCAGGCCCAGTTGAGTTCAGATATTGGAGGCCGCCACCACCTTCACCTGGACGGTACGGTTCCGCCGAAATGGTGGACTTATCGAAATGCGGGTAATACACCAGATCCGACAGGCCACCGCCAAGATCGTGCGGGTTGTAAGCCGAATCCAACCCCTGCGCCCGACCGAACCGATCAACAGGCAACTGGGCGCCACCAGGGCCAATCTGGGCGGGCTTTGGCGTAGCGGCAGGACGACTAGGAGTCTCCCACGGAACCGTCTTCGCCTTGGGTTTAGACCCAGCACCCCAAGGAGGCATCTACCCGAACACCTGACCCGCCAACTGCAACGTCGCAGTCTCAACCGTTATAGAAATAGCAGGCGTAGCCCCACCCGAAGAAACAATCGGAGCAGTCCCAGTCACAGACGTAACCGTGCCCGCGTTGGTCGTCCACCCAGAATCGTTATTCATCCCCGACAAGGCAATGTTCGCCTTCGTCAGCTTGTACTGGGCAGCCGCCGCATCAGTAACCAGAAAGAAATCGCCATCAGCGTCAGAAGTAGAAGTCGATGCCTCGGACAGATCGACGTTGATCGTAGGAACTGGCCCCGTGCCCGAAGTGACATCAACAAGGGTGCCAGCGGTAATCTCCGTGATGTCGCCAGCCAGAGCCGTAATGTCGCTGATGAGGGCTTTCTTCGACGTGCCGTCCCCAACGTCCTCTATCGCCACATAGTCGCCCGCAACCGCAGTAGCAACAGTCAGTTCGTTGACATCCAACGCCAGGGTTACAGCACCCGTGCTGCCGCCACCCGACAGACCATCCCCCGCAACAACATCGGTGATGTCGCCCGTCGGAACCTGATCTACGAGTCGTTGCGAAATCCGATTCAACGGCATCGTTAGGCTCCGAAGTAGGTGACGAAGATGGTTGAACTAGAACCGCCGACACGAATAAACTTGACCACAGTCAAGTCGTCGTTCACCAGCTCCATCGTGCTGTACGGGTTCAGGTAGTGACCGACGGATGTGGTGGGGGTACCCCACCTCACCCTGATCGCCTCTGCACCGTTCGTTATCATCGCCGCAACAGAGTTGGAGGCGATGGATGCCAACCCGATAGCCGTATCGGCAACGGTCAACGACTCGTCGCCCAGTTTGCGCCCCATCTCTGAGGCAGCCCGCCTGATAGCCATTAGTCCCGCTTTCCGAAGATACCTAGTCTGGTCGCGTCCATTGCAGAGTCCATTTCTTCCAGCTTCTGTGCCAGTTTCCGAAGCTCAAACTCAATACTTAGGGCGTTCTGTCCCACCATCCGATGCGACGGCTTGTAAACAAAGGTGGTGGACATCAGTCCTCCACCCGCCAATCATCATCAATCATGTCGCCCAAATCATCCAACGCCACACTCAAATAGTTGACCGTGACCTGCAAATCCTCCAAATCGACAGAACGCGCATACGCGTTCATGTCCATCGTCTGCTCAATGGACGACACCGTTGCCTCCAAATGGTCGATGCGCGCTACCAGACGTGCTGAGGACCATGTGACTGTGCCGACGATTACGGCCACGGACAGCATCAACCCGACCGCTACGGTGGGGATTCTGACTTGGCGGATATCGGTCGGCTGATCCATTACTAGAGGGCGGCGAGCCTTGCCGCTTCCTCAGCGTCCACAATGACCTGCGTCGGTGGATCATTAGGCCACACCACCTCAGACACACGGCTATACACCGCAGGCAGATCCCGCAACGACTGACGGTACGTCGCCCACTCCACAGCGGTG